GGGCAACCAGGTCACGCCCGTCCTCTCCGTCGAGCGGGGACAGACCGGGGAACCTGACATCGTCTGGATCTCAGACCGGATCGTCGAGTCCGGGTGATCCGCTACTACACCGCCGCCGAGATCGCCGCTGTGTACCGCCGACCCATCGGCACGGTCTACCGTCTCGCCTCGACGCGCGGCTGGAAGAAGATCGCCGGCCAGCCGATCCTGTACGACGCGGACGACGTCGAGAAGACGATGACCATGCTGCGCCGTTACCGCTGGAGAGACACGCCGAGTGAGGTGACTTGACATAGATTGAAAGCGAAGCCATGATTCATCACAGTGGCGCAGTCTTGCCACGACGTCGGCGCCGGGAGCTTTGCTCTACGGCGTCTGTTCGTGTACGGGGACGGTGAGCATGGACGCGTGGTCGATCGACGACATGGTTAGCCACGTCGAGCGAGGCGGCACCATCGTCATCGACGGTGAGCCCTTCGGCCCCGATAGCCTGCCGCTACTGCGTGATGCTGCCTCGTTCACCCGCGCTCTGAATGAGCGGATGTGCGCGCTGGACCAGCACATCCTCGGCGGGCTGTCCGGACGGTGAGCGATGCCGGTCCGTCGCTGCCTCGGTGTTGACGGTGCCGGCCACAAGCTGGATGGCTACATCTGCGGGGCCCTGACCAAGGGGTCCCGGTGTGATACCTGCGGCCCCCTGTACGAGACGGCCAGGACCCGCCAGCGCAGGACCCGGCGTCCATACACCGCCGCCGAGCGGGACCGCAGGCGCAGGGCGGTCGAGGCGTGGGTGGCTGAGTGGGGCTGGCTGTGCCCAGGCTGGGAACGCGACCGCCACGCCGTGACGCCTGGTGATCTGACCGCTGACCACCCGATCGCGGTGGCTACTGGTGGTGACGAGGGGCAGACGCACGACGTGCTGTGTCGATCATGCAACAGCGCGAAGGGCACGCGCTGAGCCGCGTTTGTGCAGGTCGGGCGCACAGACCCCCGGGGGTCGATGTCCATCCAAGATCGCGGCGCCAGTGACCCATCAACCGCTGGAATCTCCGCCAGTTGACACCTGTGTCTGTGTGCCCAGCGTTTTTCTGTCCTTCGGTAACCCACGGTCACCTCGCGCCTAGCTAGCGCAGGTAGGAAGCCCCGCAAGGCGCGCAATCGCGCGAAGAACCAGGTGCGTCGCTGGCGTGGGGGTAACCGTAACCGCCGGCAGGGCATGACGCTCGAACAGCTCGGCGACCGCGAACCTGGCCCTCGCGCATCTTGGGTGCAACTCGGCACGGGGCGCTAAGGGAACCGTCCAACTCCGATTGGTGGGATAGATGCCACCAACCAAGAAGCCCGCCGGCACTGCGGTCGACAAGCGCAACGGCCGCCGTGCCGACTTGACCGCTGTCACCGGGGACCGCTTCGAGGCGCCCGAGGGGCTATGCGACGAGGCGTACCGGGCATGGGACGCGTACTGGGCGGACCGCGTCGCCCAGGTCCAGACCCCCGTTGACCGGGCGGTACTGCTGCGCTGGGCGACGGAGATGGACCGCTACCTGCGCCTGGTGGCCGCGGCTGACGCGGAGCCGGTGGTCCGCGGGTCGCAGGGCCAGCCAGTGGAGAACCCGATGTACGGGACGGCCTACAAGGCGCTGGCGGCCGTGCAGGCGTGCGAGAAACAGATGGGCGTCGGCGCGCTGAACCGCTCGGCGCTGGGCATCGCGGTGATCACGGAGTCGCGGTCGCTGCGGGATCTGAACGCTGGATACGGGGGTGGGTCGGATGCCCGTCCGCGCTCCGTCGCGTCCGACCCGCGGGTCATCGACGCCGAGGGCTGAGCCCGGCTGCCAGGCTTGCGGCTGGAAGCCGGTCCTTGGTGAACTGTGGCCCACCCACGGCGCGGTGGCCGTGGAGTGGATCGAGGACAACTGCATCTGCGCCGAGGGTGACTTCTACGGCCAGAAGATCGTCCTGCGGCTCGATCAGCGGCGGTTCCTGTACCGCTGGTACGAGTACTGCCCGAGCTGCGACCAATGGCGCTACGACGAGGCCCTGCGGGGTGAGGCGACCGGCGGCGGGAAGACCACGTTCATCGCCGCGGTGGTGGTGCTGGAGTTCGCGGGCCCGGAGCAGGTGTCGGTGCGTTCGCCGAACATCCCGATCGCCGCGGCGTCGTTCGATCAGGCGAACCTGCTGTTCGGCACGGTGGCCACGATGTGCGGGGGGCGGGACCAGAGCGCGAGGGAGTCGCCGCTGTGCGGCTTCTTCGAGGTGTACGACACGGAGATCAAGTTCGCGGACGGCCGACCAGGGCGGATCTTCCGGGTCGCGGCGGTGGCGGGCACGAACGAGGGCGGCCTGCCGTCGCTGTTCGTCCGCGACGAGCTGCACGAGTGGGGCGACAACGGCTCGACGAAGGCCCGCGTAGCCACGGTCATCGGTAAGTCCACCCGCAAGCGCCGCACCGCGCGTGGCTGTGGGCGGATCATCAGCCTGTCCACGGCCGGCTTCGATGTCGACCACTCGTTCTTGGGCTCCCTCTACAAGTTGGGTAAGCGCGCCGAGCGCAACCCGAAGCTGGCGCCGCGGTTCCTGTTCGACTGGAAAGAGGCCCCGGACGGGCTGGACTACAAGCTGGCCAAGCAGCGGGAGAAGGCGGTCGTGGCCGCTTCTGGTGCCGCTGGCGTGTTGTGGAACGTCGCGGACCGGGTGGCCGACTGGGGTAAGCCGGCGTACCCGGCACACGAGTGGCTGCGCTACTACGCGAACAAGTGGGTCGACGTCGCCGAGGACTCCTGGTTGAAGGACCACCCGTCGGCCTGGTCGGAGTGCGAAGGCAAATGGGTGTCGGACGAGGCGAATCCGTTCGTCGTCTCCGTCGACATGTCCCTCAAGCACGACTCGGTGGCGGTGTCGCGGGTCGAGCAGTTACCCGATGGCCGGTTTGCGGTGACGTCGAGGATCTGGCGCCCGGACGGCCGGCCGATCGACCACCTGGACGTGTTCAACCACGCCCGTACCCTCGCCAAGGGTGCCGGGTTCCGGGGTGTGGTGTACGACCCGCGGTTCTTCGAGGTGCCGGCGCGGGCGCTGGAGGACGAGGGAATCCTCGCGGTCCAGTTCGACCAGACGCCGCAGCGCATGGCCCCAGCCTGCGGGTTGGCGTTCGAGCTGATCCTCGGCCGGCGTGTGGTCCACGACGGCGACCCGGAACTCAGCGCACATGTCCGGGCGGCGGTGAAGCGGGAGCAGGACCGCGGGTTCACCCTCTCGAAGGGCAAGAGTAAGCGGCACATTGACGCGGCGATCACCCTGGTCATGGCTCTGTGGGTGCTGCACGAGGTGCCGGAGCCGGTCTACGCCCCGGCGACGTACCCGACCAGTCCGGTGGATTCGCGGGAGTTGTTCCGCCCGAGTAAGCGCCTGGCGCTTTGACTTCCTCCACCCGCCTAAAGGCGGGGGATTCCTTCCCTCACGGGTTGGGGTTCCTGCTTCACGGGCGACCGCGCCGGGGTTGCCCCCGAACGTCTTACACCACCTCCACAGGCAGCAACCGGCAGCCCGCCGGCCGAAGCGATGTTCTTCGCGGCGTTGATGTCCCGGTCGTGCCGGGTGCCGCAGGAAGGACACGCCCAGCGGCGTGTCCCGAGGCTCAGTGTGGCGAGCAGGTACCCACAGGCGGAGCAGGTCTTGGAGCTGGGGTACCAGCGGTCCACTACGGCGATGCGCCGGCCGTCGCGGTGCGCCTTGTAGTCGAGCAGGGTCCGGAACTCGGCCCAGCCGGTGCAGCTGATCGACTTTGCGAGCGACCGGTTACGGACCATGTTGGACACAGCCAAGTCCTCGACGGCGATCGCGGCGAAGCGGCGCACGAGGTCGGTGCTGGTCTTGTGGAGGAAGTCGCGCCGTGCGTCGCGCACCTTCGAGTGGGCGCGGGCAACCCGCCGCTTTGCCTTGGCCCGGTTCGCGGAGCCGCGCTGCTTGCGGGCCAGGATCCGCTGGTAGCGCTTTAGCCGCCGCTCGTGGCGGTCCATGTGCCGTGGGTGCGGGATCCGTTCCCCGGTCGACAGGACCACGAAGTCGGTCAGGCCGAGGTCGACACCGACCGACTCGCCGGTGGGCTCGGGCGCCTCGGGTGCTTCCACGTCCACGGCGAAGGTTACGTACCAGCGGCCGTCCGGGTCTTTCGAGACCGTAACCATCGACGGGTTCAGGTCGGCCACATCGAGGTCGGGCCACGACCACACGAATCGAAGCGGCTCGGTGGTCTTCGCCAGCCACAGCGCGTCGACCTTCATCCGAAACGCCGAGCGGGTGAAGTGCGCCGACTGCCGGGAGTTACGGGACTTGAACCTCGGGTATCGCGCCCGCTTCACAAAGAACGCGGTGAAGGCGTTGTGCTGGTGCCGCAAAGCCTGCTGCAACGGAACCGACGACACCTCGGCCAGAAACGCGAACTCGGCCTTGGCCTTCATCTCGGTGAGTGCCCGGTCTGTCTCGGCGTACGAGGTCGACTTGCGCTCGGTCTGATACCGAGCGTGTCTTTCGGCAAGGGTCCGGTTCCACACGACGCGGATGCAGCCGAACGTGCGGTTCAACAGCGAGGCCTGTTCGGGCGTCGGGTACGCCCTGCATCTGAACGCCGTCCGCACACAGCGATCTTACCAGATGGGCCGATCATGGCTAACCCAACTCCCGCCATTCCTCCCCGCCGTGAACGGCGGAGCATCCTGGCGGCTTCCCGGTGAGGAGTCGAGTCGTGGAGATCCGTTTCCGGGTGCCGAAGCTGCCCTCTGGGCTGGCGATGAACCTCGTTGGCCTGTTCGGGCTGATCGCGATGGTGCTGGCGGTGGGTGGGCTCACCCACAACTGGTGGTGGTCGCTGCTGGCCGGCGGCGCGGTGGCGTTCGGCCTGGCCTATGTCGCGCAGACGCAGGGTGAGACGGCCGCGACCGCGCCGGTGCGGGCGACGGACGCGGCCCGCGATGCCCTGGACGAGCAGACCCGTGAGGTCGCCTACCTGCGCGGTAAGCCCGCGACCGCCTGATGGCCAAGCCGCCTGCGGATACGAGCTGGATCCGCACCGTCGAGATCCGCGGTGCGCCGGGCGCGGGCCTTAGCGTCGGCGTGTTCCTCCTCGGCCTCGCCCCCGTCGCGGTTCTCGCGGTGTTGGTGCTCTGATGCGTCCCTGGTTCGCGCCCGGCCGCCGCCCGGAACGGGTTGTCGAGGCCACCCCCGAGCAGCTGGTCGCCTCCGGTGCGATGGTCGGCGGGTACGGCCGTGATCCGGTCGACGGGGACACCGGCTACAAGCCGGCGGGTATGGCTGGGCGGACGATCCCGTACTGGACGGCGGAGAAGGCCCGCACCTACTCGGTGGCGGCTTACCGCACGAACCCGATGGCGAAGGCCATCCTGGACACCTACACCAGCTTTGTGGTCGGCGATAAGGGTCTGTCGTTGCAGGTCACGAACCCGGACGTCCGCGTGGTCGCGGAGGAGTTCTGGAACGATCCCCGCAACCGGCTGGGTCAGATTCAGGACCTGCTGCTACGTGACCAGATGCTCATGGGTGAGCAGATCCTGGAACTGATGGTCGGCCCAGTGTCGGGGGTGACCCGGTTCTCCCCGATCGACCCGCAGGCCCTGTCGCATGTGGACCTGCTCGGCGACAACCCGCTGTGGCCACAGAAGCTGTGGATCCGCTCGAACATCGATGCGATGGACGGCCGCGGTTTGACGGTGGCGCAGGTCGACGACGCCACGAACCTGCGCACCGGTGAGGTGATGTTCTGGGCACCCTGGCGCACGCTGCTCACCGACGTGCGGGGGCAGCCGTTCCTGACCCCGATCCTGGACTGGCTGGACTCCTACGACACGGTCCTGTCGAACCTGATCGACCGGACGGCCCTGGCCCGCTACATCGCGTTCGACGTGGAGGTTCAGGGCTCCGACGCGGACGTGGCGAGCTTCGTGCAGAAGCGCGGCGGGATGCACATCCCCCCGTCGGGGTCGATTGAGGTCCACAACCAGGCCGTGAAGTGGACCCCCGTCTCGGCGAGTACGGGCGCGTTCGAGGACTCGCAGGCCAACGCGAACGTGCTGACCAACATCGCCTCCGGTGCTGGTCTGGCGAAGCACTGGTTGGCCGAGCCGGAGCACACGAACCGGGCCACCTCCGCGTCCATGGCTGAGCCGGTGCGCCGCCGGGTGTCCGGTGTGCAGAAGACGTGGCTGGACCAGCAGACCGAGTTCGTGCGCTTCGCCGTGGACCAGGCGGTCCGGGCCAAGCGCCTAACGCGGCTGGTGGAGGCGACCGACCCGCAGTCGGGGCGGGTGTATGAGATCCCGGCGGCGCTCGCGGTGACCGTGACCGGCCCGGAGATCGCCGCCGCTGACGCGCAGGTCAACGCCGAGGTGCTGCTGAACCTGTCGACGGGCCTGATGCAACTGGTGGAGGCGGGTGCGCTGTCGCAGCAGGCGGCCGGGGTGGCGGCGCGCAAGGCGTGGGAGGACTACACCGGTACCCCGTATGTGGCGTCGCTGGACTCCCCGAACGCGAACCCAGACGACCTGGCCACGCACATCGACGCCAGTCAGGCCAACGTGCGCAAGCTGACACCGCGTGTCCCCCCGTCACTCGTCGCTACCCGCCCAGCCCAGTAGGAGGATCGCAATGGACCGCTTCGAGGCCGCCCGGCTCCTGAACGTGGCGGACGCGGAGATCGTCGAGGTGCGGCGGGACGCCGAGGGTTGGTGGGCGCTGCACCGCGACATGGCAAGTCACGTCCGGGTCTGGCGCAACATCCCGGGATGGCAGGTCGCCGCCGCTGCGGAGCCCGAGCCGGAGCCGGAAGGCCCGGCCGTGGACCTTGACGGTGACGGGGTCCCCGACGGTTCCGCCGCGCAGGTGCTGGAGTGGGTCGGTGACGACCCCAAGCGGGCGAAGGCCGCGCTGGAGGCTGAGGGGAAGCGGGG